TTTGGTGAAACAGACTGCTCTTGACGAGTCTCTTTTAGAACACGCAATAGCTCAGCTGGTTCAGTAATCTCAGTGTCATACTTAACATCTTTACCGTTTTCTTTTTTATAGAAAGTAAGTTTATTACCTACTATTTGGAAGGTGATACCCCAATCTTCTTGTAATTCTCTAGATTCAGGAGTTAATTTTAAAGGATCAAAATTTCCAATAATATTATCTAGTTCAATTTGTGCTTTAACTAAAGCTGCATCAGAAAGATTAAATTTACCATTGTTAGAAACTTTTCTATTTCTAAGTACCAAGTTAGTAGGCATCTCACCTGTAAGTCCACCAACCTTCCATTGTTTTCTAGAACCAGTAGGCTCAAACTTCTCATATACAGCTGTATTACTTAGTGCTATAGTATCACCTACATTTTTAATAAATGACCCAACACCTTCTATAGGAGTAGATTGAGTTACTACTTCTTCTAATCTCTTAAGCTCAGCATTTAAATATTCCCAAGTTCTTGGAGCTTTTTCAGCAAGCTTAGCTAAACCTACACCAATTGGAGGCACGGTTAACTTGTTATACTTACCAGTGTTCCATACTGCTATAATAGCATCTATGTCTTGAGTAATTATACGTGCATTTTCTTCAAACTCAGCATCAGATTTGAAAGCAGAATCATCCATGTTAGGAGCTTTCTTAGTAGAAATACCCATAGCATTAGGCTCACCTCTCATCTCTTTAGCTTGCCCACCTAAACCTTTTCTTGTATCATTATCCCCAAATACATATAATGTACCTGGATTTTTCTGAAGATCTTCTCTTTTAAGAATTCTTGTAGTTCTTGAGAAAGCTGTAGCAGTGCTTACTTTCTTAGCTACACTTCTAAGTTTGTAATATGTAGCTCTTTCATTTACACCTTTTTCACCTGTAAGTATCTTAACTGTATAAGGTAGTTCAATATAATATCTATTGTTACCTTTTTCATCAGGACGATTAGTAAGTTTAAAACCATTAGCTTTTAAAACTTCTTTGTTATAGTTTAGCTTATCTAAATCTTTCTGATCAAACTTACCTTTTTCAACTACTTCAGTGTAGAATTCATTACCAAACTCATCAATTAATAAAGTAAGTTCAGGTTTACGAACTCCACCAAACAAGTCAATAGCTAGTATGCTCTCATCTTCAGACTGCATTATAACTTCAGGTACATAACCTTTAGGTTTATTTTTTTCAGCCTTTGCATCCGGTTTCTTACCAGCAAATATTCTTGGTATATTAAATGTATTATTAATGTTAGTAGTATACAAAGAAGTAAACTCATTAAACATTTCAGGAGCTGTAGAACCAAATACTTCTTTATACTTTTCAGTGTTATTAACTAAAGAGTCCTCCTTAAGAAGTTGATGAGCTGCTCCTGTAGCATCTAACAACTCTTTAAACATTGCAGGTGGAATAAACTTAATAAAGCTACCGCTCTTAAACTGAGCACCATCTTTAACTATAAGATAGTTAAATAAGTTGTAAGCTAAACTTCTAGTTTTAGGATTACTGTATATCTCTAAGAAGCTATCTTCAATACGACTTTGTTCATGCTGTCCAAGCTTAGCCCATGTGTTGGATTCTACAGTGTTAATACCACCTCTTGACTTAGCGTTAAAATATTCTTGACCTGAGTTAACATCATATAGTTTTACAGGAACAATGTTTAAAAACTTATTAGCAAAGTAGTTTTTAGGAAGTTGCTGTCTAATAGATTTTACAGTGTCAATAATATCCATAAACTGATCTCCTCTAGCTACTGCTTCTGCATCATAGATCATTGAGTTATCTAGACCAGCTAGTTTAGCACCCTTACCATTTACTTTTAGATATTGCATGTAAGCTTTAATACCTAAATAAGAAATGATATCACGCTTTAGTGTAACATTGAAACTTTCTGTTTCTTTAGAATTAACTTTTAAATTTTTAAGAATAGTTTCTTTAAATCTCTGGAAGATATATGTCTTTTCTATAAAGACACTTTTCTGAAGATCTTTAATCTGATTCTTAATTCTTAAATAGTTAGCTGTAATATTATGATGAGGTTTAGAAGTATCTTTGCCTGTAAGAACTTGACGTAAGTCAAATGGTAATTTACTTTCAGAGAAAGTAGTATCATCCATATTTAAACCAAGCATTTCTTCTTTCTCTTCAATAGCATCAATAGCTTCATTACTTGTACCTAAACCTTTAGATAACTTAAGCACTTGAGCTACAGCAGAATAGTAAGTTGTTTGATTATAAAAATTTAAGAATGAACTAAATATTGCAACATTAGCTTCTGGATTAGAACCAGCAGACTTAATATTATTTTCTAATAGTTCTGTTGTAATTTCAGGTAAAGTAGAATCTTTTACTAATTCATTAGAAAGCTCTTCTAAAAGTTCTTCACCAACTTTAGATTTTATTAAATCTTGTTCTTGAGGTGTTTTAATCTTCTTAGAAGCTACAGCGATACGCTTATAAAACTCACGAACAGATGGTTGTAAGTTAAACATAAGTGCTGTTTCTAAAGGTACACCAAGAGCTACCATATTAGATACAACACCTACAGCATTTATATTCAATCCAAGACGTGCAGCCAAACGTTCTTTGGCGTTATCCGTCATAGCTGATACTATAGCAGAAATGTGATAGAATATACGCTCACCTGTGTACCCTTCAATCTCAGTCACTGCACCACCATCACCAATTTCTGTACGTTTTTGGAAAGCTTTATTGTATTCATAACTATTAAACTTATGACCGTCTATAGTTAATACATACAATTCTTCTCCTTTACCATTTGTTTCTCTAATTCTAGTTAGTTTACCATAACTATTCATAATGGCATAAACTAGCATTGAGTTTACAGCTGGTCCAATATTACGAGCACCTTCTTTATTATTTTTAAAAGCTTTGTATTGACCAATCATAGAGTCAACATCAGATCCAGTTTCTACTAATACATCTCTTAGTATTGGGAATCTTTCAATAAAGCTATTAACAATATCTATAAGTGGTTGTACCTCAGCTACTTGGAATGCAGAAGCAACTTTTCCTTCTGTAGACTTAGTAACCCCATCATTGTTTTGAAGCTTAATCTTAGCTTCAAGAATACGGTTGTTAAGTACACCATTGTTAAGTTCACCATATTGTTCTACAGCTTTAGCATATTCATCTGCATTACTAGGTAATCCTAATTCTTTTAAAGCACTCTCAATCATCATTGAGTCTACAGATCTACTAAATAAGTCTTTAGCTAAATCTTCAAAGCTTTGATAAACACCACCCTCTTCATCACCATAAGTTTCTTCATTCACAGCTTCAGCTCTAAGTTGAGCAAGCTTTGTTTTAAAAGTCTTATTGTTTGACTGCAAGTACATTACGTACTCAGTAAACTTACCATCTTTAGTCTTAGCTGTACCGTAAGGTATACGTTCTCCATCTTTACGATAGAAGTCCATAATTTGCATATACACCTTATCAATATCAAAGTCAGCTCCAGAGATCTCAATCAACTCATGAGGAAACACTGCTGTAGATCCGTAGAATGCAGGTAAGAAATCAACTAACTTACTAGTTACAAATGAGTGCTTATCCTGTGAAGGAATACGTACTGCAAAAGATTTTAAAGCTGCTTCTGAAATAGAACCATCTTCATTATATAAGTTCATGTCTTCTCTAAAGTGAGGAGGCATCATATACTCTGTAAAGTAACCAGTAATATTACCTTGTTCATCAAACTCTGGAACGTTGTGTCTTAGATCATCAATATAGATATCACCCACTTTAAGACCATCAAACTCACGATCTAAGTCATTATTATAACGCTTAGCATCTTTAATTTGAGCTAGTAAAGCTTTATCTTTTTCATACTGACGTCTAGTAATAACTTCCCAGCTTAAAGGTTGACCATTCTCATCTAATCTTGTTACACGTTTAGCAACCTTCATACCATAGTTAGAAGCTAACGCTAAAGAGTGTCCTGGAGCTTTTTCACTCATAACACCTTTAGAGAAGTAAGCTAAGAATAACTGAGTAAACTTATCTAGAGTGATAGGATGGTTAAGATCATACTTAGGTACATATTCACCAGTCTGCTCATTCTTTATAGGAGTAAAGAACTCAAGAAGTTGTGAGTCAGCTCCTGTAGCTTTAAGAGTTTCAACTTGTTTATTTAAGAACTTACCAAGCTTAGGAGTAATCTGAGATTGTTTAAGTGACTTCTTAAGTTCTTTAAATGCACCTTCAATATCAAACATCTCATCACGAGCAGCAAAGTAATTATTCTTAACACGCTGTTCAGTATCAGATAAGTAATTATCAATTACTTCACCAAGAGTCATCTCTTCACCCTGGAAGTTAACTATAAGATCTCTTGATTGCTCTGCAATAATCAACTGCTTAGCTTGAGTAGGATCAGTAATTAATAACTTGTTAGAAGGGTTTTCTAATTGAAGTCTCCAGAAGTTATTATCATGCTCTACAAAGTTTTGATCTGAAATAGAATTAGGGTCAGCAGCAATATTAGTTTTAAATCCTTTAGAAGCAGACTTAGGTATAGCAAATGTAATAGTTTCATTTGCTGACTCATATCCTTCAAGCTTTTCCCTTAAAGTATGTAGCTCTTCATATCCTGGTCTAGCTACCCAAGTATTACCTTCTCTAACAGAAGTAAGTTGTTTACTTAGTACAATACCTGAAGTCTTGATATACTTCTTACCATCATTATAGACAAGCTTGATAGAGTTAGTCTGAGCATTATAACTAACAGAACCTCCTCTTGTACGAGCTATTCCATTTTTATCTTTATAGATTTCTCCAAATATATCTTTTGTAGTTACACTCTCACCTCTTTCAATCTTATCTAATAACTCAGCTTGAGCTTGATTAAGTTTACCAAGTCCAAATAAAGTGTAGCGTAAAGCTTTTACAGACATCCACATTTGAGCATCTGCTTTTTCTTTATTCTTACCTGCATACTTACCCTTGTACTGAGGATCAGTAATTGTAACTACATGTGACTTTGTATTAGCATGGTTAATACCTAAGTTAGGTGCTGTAATGATGCTAGAAATAGATGCTCCAGAACCATTCAAACCTTTATTACGCTTAACCTCATCAATACCACCGTCATTCTTATAGTTTTCAGCAGCATCTCCAATAAATAATTGTCTAGCTGATAATGTATTAATAAAGTTGTTGACAAGTACCTGAGCTATATTATGTTCAGGTGCATCTACAACCATATTAAGCATCTTGTTTCTATCCTTATCTGTTTTATTATCAGATTTAAAACCTCTAAAAATATAATTAGTAAGTAGTCTGTTCTCTAATTTATCTTCTTTGGTTGCTCCAATTACGTTTTGTTCTTTTAAAACAGTAATCATTTGATCAACTTGACCACCATCTGCTAACCAATATTTTTCAATCTCAGTTAAAATCTGATCATTGTATTGAGATATTTCTTCAAAGTTTTTAGCAGCATCTTCTAAAGTAGATAATAAACTACCAAGCATGTTACCAGTCTTGATAAACTTAAGACCTCTTTCTTCACCATTATGATACCCTTCTATAACACCATTTAGATAATTGCCGGTGTTAATCTCACTAGTTACTCTAGCTATTCTGTCAAACTCACGTTTAACTTCATTGAGCAACATATCCTTAGCTTCTTTAGTAAGAACTATCTTACCACTCTTGTATTCTACAGCTCTGATTACAGGTAAGTTTAACATATCACCTGTATTAGAAGCTTCCAATACTCCTAGTAAAACTGAAGAAGTCATGAACTGCTTAGTAGGTTGTCCTTCCTGACCAGGAATAACATGCTTTTTATTATTAGCATATAGATCAAACAAACTAATTAAGAATTCACGGTCAGACATTGAGCCGTAAGTAATACCTTCATTCTGGTTTACGTTAAGTCTCTTATCTTCTACTAAAGAACCATCTTCGTTCTTTGTAAGACTAGATGATTTAATACCATCTATACGTGCAACTTTAAGACCGTCAGCAATATAATTAAAGAATGGATTATTTAACAAGTAGTTAGTGGCTAAGAACTTATCTTTTTTAAGTTCTTGACGGAACTCTTCACTTTGTAATTGTGCAGCTCTTACCAAGTTATATGTTGGTAGCTGATGTGAATATACCAACTCACCTTCTGCATTCTTATAAGAAGTAGAAGATACTTGTTCATCAAACACAGCATTACCAGCAGCTATTTTAGTCAAACGACCAATAGCTGCATCTACATCATCCTCTACATCTTCAGTTTGTTCTTCAAACTCTTCTTCAGATACAACCTTTGGTTCTTCTGCAGCAGTGAGTGTAGCTACTTGCTCTTCAGATTCTGCAAGTTTGTCTGGGTCAATATTTGTACCAAAAGGATTCTTACCACTTTTAATAGAAGATGCAATCTCTCTAGCATCAGACTCAGTCATTACCTCTACACCTTCAAAAGCTCTAAGTATTCTTAAGTCGTTAGCTGTTAGCTTTTTAGTATCAACTGTAGCTAAATAACTATACTTAATAAACAATGGAGATAATGATATACCTAACTCATCCTTTAGAGATAGTACAATGTTATCAATTTCTGTAGCTAATACACTTTCTTTATAAGTGTTACCTTTCTTTAAAAGAGTAGCAAGCTTATCTAATGCAGCTGTTTTAGATTTAATGAATCTAGAAAGACTTTCAGAATCTTTTGATACGTTCTCATACTGATCAACAAAAAGTCTTAGATATGCATTATACCAAATAGAGAATTGATTTCTAGCAGCACCTTTACGGTTAGCTTCACTAACTCTAGTTTCTTTTTTGCTAATATCTTTATTGATAAAGTAGTAGTCTACTGAGAATTGGTTAAAGCCTTTTATAACAGCTTGGAATAGGTTAGCCTGATTCTTATTACCAATATCTATAAAGTTGCCATCTTCATCATACTGAAGATCAACATCATTAGAAAACTTAGTCCAGAACTTTCTAGCTTCTGGATTATTCTCAGCAAATATTCTTAAACGCTCAAGCATCTGAAACTGATCTGTAGAACCAGCTACCGCTTTAAGAATACCATTGTAAAGAACGTTTGCGTTTACAGCTTCAATTAATACTTCCTCAGTAGGAGAACCTTCTTGAGATATAAATCTAGTATTACCAAATTCATCTGTAGTTTCTTCTACAATAGTAGATATGTATTGACGTAGTTCTTTAGACAATGAACCATAACCACCAATACTGTAAGTTTCTTTCCAGTTATCAGTAGTTACTCTATCTCCATACTCATCCACCTTATCATCAAAGTCATTAGATTCAATCTCTTCCTGATAACCCATAATACGAGTATGCTCACGAATAGAATCTTTAAGAGTTTCTAATAAACTTGGATTGCTAAATATCTTATACTTTTGATCTAACTTTTCAATAGCTTTTTGTGCTGCTAAAGCAGTTTCAAATCTATCATAAAACTCATCAGATTCATAGTATGGATTGATTCTTCTATCATAAAGATTTGCATAGTCAGCAAGAACTCCATCCATAATATCTTCATTATGAATAGTCAATCCTGCTTCAGCCATACGTCTATGATATACTGCAGCAATAGTAGAAGCTAGTACATCACCTTCTTGTTGACTTAAGTAAATAGGAATACGCTCTCTCTCACCATCCTCATTATCTATTACAGTGTATCCAATTTGGATAGCTTTTAAAGCACTTTGAGTAACCGCAATGTTAGGACCCGTAGTAAATCTATTCTTTGCTAAAGAAGCATTTTTATAATTACCTTTTTCAATAGACTGGAATAAATCATCTAAAGGAGAAGCTTTGAGACGCTTGAAGAAGTTCTTAATGAAGTCTAGTAGTTTTCTAAACAAACCTTTATTTTCTGCAGATGTTGGTGTCTTAATATCAGACTTCCATGCATCAAACTTATCAGCTAAGTATTCTTCATATACACGCTCTTCTAACTGCTCTTCTGTAAGCTTAGAATAAAACTCAGGTTTAGTAGCTAACAACTCTTGTTTAAGTTTGGCAATACTTTTACCCTGCTGACGAAGTTCTTGTTTAGCAATATTTAAATACTTATCAATCTGTCTATCAGTAAGCAACATGCGGAATACAGCATGAAATGCTTCATGGTATTTAAACGGTGTGTCTTTACCTACGGCAATCTTACCTTCTAATTTATTATTTAACTCATTCATATGAGTGTAGAACATACCAACGGTAACGCCCTCCACTTTCATTTGACGAGCAATATTGCTTAGCTCTTCTACAGAAATAAACTCTGGAAGATTTTGTTGTGCCCACTTTTTAAATGTATCAATATGTACAACATCTTGACCAGTAAGTTTGTCTGATACTTTAAGAGCGGCACTATTATTAATTTGAGCAATTTGTTGATTAATAGCTACTATACGTGGATCAGTATCATACTTATACCTATTCACTTCTATACGAGGCATTCCAGATTTAAGTAGTTCACCTGAAATTTCATTTATCAAGTTTTCTTTTTGAGTTTCAAGATCTTGTAACTGATCTTGAATACTCTTAGTCTGTTGTTTAGCTTTAAGTTCTTCCTCTTCTTTACGCTTTTTTTCTTCCTGCTCTGCTTTACGCTTAGCAATCATTTCAGCTTGAGCTGCATCTATAGCAGGAGGAAGATTAATACCAGCTAATTGTTCATCAGTAGGTTCCTCTTGTTGAGCTACTGGTCTTGTTTCTGAAATAACAACATTACTAGATGGAGAAAGCTGCTGCTTCTTAGGGTATATAAAAATACCTTCATTCTTAACAATACCTGGGTTAACACCAGAAATCATTTGACGAGCTTCATCAACTGAAGCACTTTCAGAAAAAGTATTCTTAAAACTATTTTTAGTTAGTCTTACATTACCAATCTTGTATGGGAATTTAGCATCATGATCTACAATAGCACGATTGATTCTTTCTATAAAGTCAGTACTGTCCTTTATGTTTAAAGGTTTTTTAGCATCAGATTCAGACTCCTGTAATACTATAATAGATCTCTGAGGATTCTTGCTACCTTTTGTAAATGTTGCAAACTCCACTCTAACATTACCTGTTGGACTAAGAGCAATGTTCACTCTATAACCTCTTCTGCCAGGTACAGCTACATAGATAGTTTGATTAATCTCATTATTAATATCATCTGCTGCTGAAGTATCAACTGCAGCAAAATAAGTTTTATCTGTTTTTGGATCAATCTTTTCTTCTAGATTGTTTTCTTTAATTTCTTTAGACTTAGCATTAATTCTTTGTACTAAGTCATTAAAGCTTTCTGTAGAATAAACACTTGGTTGTAATTCTATAAACTTAATGCTGCCGTTAGGTAATTCTATTACAGCTACATAACGACCATAGTTTCTAAGCTTATCTTCACCACCTTCAAATCTAGCAGCTTCAATTCTTTTTTCTAGTTCTTCAGTATCAAGAGACTCTGTAATAGGAGCATTGGGAACATCTTCATACATTCCATTTCCTAAATACTTAGTTCTACGATCATAAATGTAAGTAGAGCCAGCTATTGTACTATAATCTAAGTCATCTAAAGTAACTCTTGTATCACCTTCTTCTGCAAAATCATATTCACCGGCTGATGGTACAATATTAAATAAAGTGTTAACCTCTTCATTGTTTAAAGTAACTTCAGTAGCACCTGCTAACAACTTGTTAGTCATAGCACTATATAACTTCATACCAGAAACATAGCTTTCTTTAAACTTTCTAAACTCCTCATTAACATCTTTCTTCTGAGGATCAAAGATTTGTACAAACTGCTCTTTAGTAATATTACCTAGAGCAATAGGTTTACCAGCATTATCTAAATATGTATATCTATTGTAGTATGTAACAAAACCAATAGTCTCACCACCGTATACAATCTCAATCATGTACGGTTCTGGATTTTGTTGTAAATGTCTATTTTGATCTACACCTTCACTACCAACTAAACTTGTATTACCAAGAGTTTGATTCTTAGTAATCTTAATTGTTACGCCAGATTGAAAAGCATCTTTAGATGTAGTATAAATAAGTTGTCTTAGTCTAGCATTAGCTTGCTCCTGAGTTTCATTCTCATTTCTTTTAGCATAAATTCTATTAAGCTCATTAGTTCTTTTTAGTCTAAATGCGTCAGGATTTTCTGGTTGTAATGCAGCTTCAAAAGCACTTTCTAGTTTATAACCTGTAAGACTTTCAATAGTAAGAGTTGCTGCAGAACCCTGCATAGGTTGAATAGTAATCTTAGGTTTACCTTGTATTAACTTAGGTTTAGTCTTTGTAATTACTCTATACTTTCTTCCTTTAGCATCTACAAGAATATCGCCAAACTTTAATGTTTGACCATCAAATTGATATTCAGCATACTCGTCTTTATTAAGCTCTGCTAATGCCTCAAAATAAGTTGTGATTTCTTCTAAAGAGTCATATGCTTTACCAGCTTCCCATAATGGGAACTGTTTAGCATCTAAAGTTAATTCTGTTACTGGAGCTCCTCTTCTATTTAGAATATAATAGAACTTAGAACCTTCAACTTCTTCTTCTATAAGATAGATACCGTTTTTCTTATTTATTACTTTAGCACCTTCAGGAAGACCATCTGGTACATCTTCAGTCTGTTCAGTTGGAGCTAATGGATCTTTTCTTTCTACTGGAGGCTTACCTTCAAATTCGTTCTTAATCTCTTCTAAATGCTCTTCTAGAAGTTTCTTACCAGTAGTATCAATAGATTCCATTAATCTTTGGTGTACCCTTACAAACTGAATAGGGTTAGCCATAATGTTATAAGCATCTACATACTCTTTAACATCATTATTAAGATCAATATATTCAGTGAGATTCTTATAGATCTCCTGAACATCATCTGCTTTTATAGTAGTATCAATACCTGCTTCTTTGTTCTTAGCATTAACGTACTTCTCAAAGCTTTTAGCTGCCTTGTTAAACTTACGTTTCTGACCAGGTTCCATACTCTTAAGATCCTGATGGTGTTGTAACCACTCTTCTAAAGACTGTAACTGTTCTTTCTTAGATTTAAGAAGCTCTCTAGTTGCAGTATCCTTTTTAGGATTAGCAGCTAGTCCTTCAATCTCAGCTTTAAGAATATCAATTTCTTTCTGTGTGTTTTGAATAACACCTAGATTACGAAACGCTGTACCTACAGAAGCACCAATTTGTGGTGTAGCTGCCATTTCAGTTTGTAACTGAACAGCACGCTGAGCTGCTTTATGAGCTTTATAATCATTAGTAGCCATTATTTCAATAGCATCATCTAACGCACGCTTAGCCATTAAAGCAGTCTTACGCTCTGGTGTACCCTCTTTGTACATATCAAGTAGTACAGAGTCACCATATTTATCTTTAAGAGCTTTCCAATTCTTATGGAATGTCTCTACATCATTTGCAATATTATTAAAAAAGTCTTTGGTTGATTTAATGTTGTCTGCAGTTTTATCCAAACCAAAAGCTTGTTGAAACTCTTCATCATTAAATGTCTCACCATACCCACGTAATGTATCAAGAACCGCTCCTGTCATATCTGTTTTGATAGCAGCAGAAATCATCTTGGCAAAACCTGAGTTCTTATTGTTGTTAAAAACATATTGGTCTCTGTTAGCAACAGCTTCCTCCATGTTCTTAGCAATCTTATTTTGTACTTTAATATTAGCTATATGCTCTGGTAAAAACTTATTAGGGTTTTCATAGAAAGCATTAACCTCTCTTACAGCTTCATTAATATCTTTATAACGTGCAGCTCTTTGTTCTGATGTAGTAGATGCAAACTCTTTAGCTTTACCAACTGTATAGTTAATAGGAGATAACAATCTTCCAGTTAAAGCTCCCATTAAGAAAGTCTTTAAACCTTGAATATTAGCTTGCTCATCAATAGCTTTGTCTATTGATTTATCCATACTTGTACCCTTATATCCATGGTACAAATCATAATAGTAATCTTGTAAAGCTATGTTAGAACCTTCTTGGAATAATTCCTGAAGACCTTCAGAAGCTTCCCATTTAAATACATTCTTACCTAAAGATTTTGTTGCTTGCCATGCAGCTGTACGACCACCAAAGTCTCTAGCTACTTGACCAATCAAACCTAGTGTTCCTAACTTACCTTTTGTATATAGTTTAGTAGTCTCTTCTGCAGCTTCTTTACCTACACGTTTGCCAGTTACTTTTAATACATCATCTGCAAATTCACCGGTTGTACCAAAGAATCCACGGCTAGTTCCAAACTTAGAAAACAAGTTATCAAACTGTAAGCGGTTACTTAACATCAAGATACCTGTATTAACCATAAAGTTATCTTGAGCTGCAGCTTGTGCAGAAGCTTTCATCTTTTCTTCTAGAGCAAAAGTAGGAGCTTGTCCCGTTCTTTGAAGTTCTTCATCATATAACTTATTATACAATTCACCATATGTTCCAGCAGCTTCCATACGAGCTTCTGTCATAGCCATATTAGCTTCAGATAAAGCACGTCTTACACCACCTAAACCAATAGCTGCTAGTTGTCCAATACCTGCACCTGCATTACGATATTTAGCTAATGTATAAGCAGTATCACCAAGAGGTACAAGTTGTCTAGCACCTTGTACTAAACCTTCAGCAACTGAACGAGATTTCCATACTGGGCTACCAAGTCTAGTTAAATCTGCAGCAATGTCTGCTTTACTAACAACTTTACCAAAAATAGCTGGTGCTTTTAACCCTAGCTTAGCTACTGAAAACTCAGTAGATAAACCAAATGTAATAAGCTCTTCTGTTAAAAATTGACCAATAGCTCCTACAGCAAAACCAGATTGCTGTAACATGTCACCAAAAAACTTACGGTTGAATATACCTTCTTCAGATTCAGGTGTTGAATAGATAGCATATCTATTCATAATGTCTTTAGTAATCTTATCTTGCTCTAAAAGTTGTTCTGGTGTACCTAACAAATCTTGTTTAGCTTCACTCCAACTAGTACTCCATATAGCATTACCAAGGTTTTCCCAACCTTTCCATCCTTCAATATAAGTATTACCTGCTAATCTAAACATACCGTTTAGACCATTAGACCATATATCTCCCCAAGTTTGACGAGCTCCATACTTATATTCGTTATTAGTTTGACCAGATGGATCAAAACCTAATACATTAAAATTATCTGAACTTTTATATCTATCTACCTGAGCTGCTTGATAATCAAAAAACTTTGGAGCAGCCAATGTATTCATGCTAGTTGGTGCTTTACTAAAAGCATCAAGACCACTTTGTACAATATCTACACCAGAAGATACAGGTGTTGAAATACTAGGATTAGCTAGTAAGTCTAACATACTGGTATTGGTTTCTGGTAAAGGAAGAAATGGGTCTTGAGAATAAACTCCTTGTAATTCTTGAGGTATTACACCAGTTTCTAGTGCCATGAATCTATCTTTATGTATTAATTACTTAATTAAATGACCTAAACCTGCTGCTCTTAATGCTGCTTTTGGGTCCCATGTAGTACCACTAACGTTTGTACTGTTAAACTTTTGATACTCTAAATGAACATTTCTATTGTTATTCATATTCTGAAGATACAAACTTTGAAGATATGAAACAATTTCATCTGGAGATTTAGCACCATCACCTTGTAAATTTATAGTGTGAAAATACGACTTATCTTCCACTTTTTTAATTAATTGTCCAGTTTGTGGATCTTTTACGTTATTTGCAACCTTATATTTTAAATCTACAGTAACATATTGTGGAACAGCAGAACCATTATCTGACATGACATTTGGTGTAATAGTATAACTAAATCCAGCAGCATCTAATATAGGATCGGATTTAATTTGCTTACCTCTAGTTAAAGCATCATAAACTTGGAATCCTGTGTTACTCGGAAGCTGATCAAGGTATGTTCCTGAAGTATTATCTTTAAGAACAAAATTAAATTCTGTACCGATACCCCCTAAGTTTACGCCACCAATTTGTTCTTTTGTTTCTTCAGATAAAGGTTTGCTAAATATAACTCTAACGGTTCTTTTACCATTTATGCCTTGTGGAATATACTGACCTGACACATACTCTTCAATATTCTTCTCACTAGACAATAATGTTCTTATAGCATTTATATTATCAGCATCTAAAAGATTACCCTCTTTATCATATACATCTTGTGAGTTACCTGATTGTGCTGCTTGATAAATAGCTAATGCTGCATTATCACCATTAGCCATAGTTTTATTACCTTTTGGTACTAACGCAAAAAGAGTACCTTGTTGACCAGTTAAGTTTTTATACATTAAAAGGTCTGGTACAACAGACTCATGAGCAGCTTTAAGATTCTTTACAAGATCTTGAGAAGACTTATACGTAGTATTTAAATCAGTTATTACTTTATCTAATTGATCTACATCAGGACTGCCTGAAATTCTTTGACCAGTGTTATATAAAGTAGTGTTATATTGACCGTATAAGCTGTACTCTTTACCATCTTTAGTAACAGTATATCCACTATACATACTGGTTGGTGTTCCAATTGTACCTACAGTTGAACCCATACTTTGACCTATACTTTGAAAAAAACCAGGAACATAATTTTTTATATTACCTGTAACATAAGCTTTAGCTAAATCATCACTTGTTAACTTAACTTTATTACCATCTTCATCTTCAAAGTCATATGAGCTTTTAAACTTAGGTGCTAAATTACTAGCAGCAACTATATCTTTTTCTCCATTACCAACATCAACTAATAATCCTTTATAGTTAGGATCATTTTGAAGTTTATCTTGTACAAGTTTTTTTCTTTGAACTTCGTTAGCATTATAACTATCTAATTTAGTTACTGCTGTAGAATATCTCATCAAAGCTTCAAACTCGGTATTAGTTAAAGGTATGTCAGAGCCATCAGCAGCTATCTTACTACGCTCAGATAAGTAATCACTAGAATATGCAATAAGAGCATTTCTTAATGTACCAGGTCCAGTTATTTTAGTTATACCTGCAGTTTTAACACCTTGACTATTAAGTAAAGCTGTTTCTAATTTTTTACTAGCAGCTGCTTGTTCTTTAGTAAATTTATGATTATAATCAGTAGCTATTTCTGTTTGTAATGCTGTAGCTACATGTGCTATTTCTGCAGGATCTAATCCAAGTTTTGAAGCAAAACCTAAAATACCTTTTTGATCAAAGATTAAATTGTGTGCATCAACAAAAGCTTGCTTTTGATTTTTAGAATATACATCATAAGCTGTTTCTGCAGTCTTAGTAATATCTATACCTGATAGACCAGAGTAAACTAATGAACCACTTTCATCTACTCCAGGTACAGGTGTACCATCAGCATTAGTTCCTGTACCTGTTCCAGTACCAGTTCCTGTGCCTGTAGAACCTTTAGTAGCTTTTATTTTTAAGTCTTCAGTCTTATACCATTGATCAAATGCAGCATTACTTACTGCCAAATTATGTTCAGCTCTTCTAAGTTCAAGACTTTGAGCAGCTGTAAAAGCAGCATTTTCTTTAATAAGTTTTTGATCAATACTAGCTCTACCCGTAGCCCAGTTATTAACAAGACGTTGTTTAGCTAATACACTAAAGTATTGTTTTGGAGCAGCCATTACTGCTTCTTCTACTTTACCTTTTTCTTTATCAAAATATTTATACTCTTCACTAATAGAAGCTTTTCTACCCATTAACTCAGAACGTTCTTCAACAAGTTTGTTAAACATTGCTTGATTATTCGGACCACCTGTCTGACTCATTGAAGATAATAAACTATCAATTCTAGCTACCTCTACATCAATCTCTTGATTTCTTTTAGTATAACCTTGATTTAATTCTGATACAACATCTTTAGCGATTAAAGATTGTATTTCAGGTTCTGTAAGGTTTGGATTATTACGTTTTAATATCTTAGCACGCTCTTCATTCTCAACAATACCTGTTACTTCAAACTGACCTTGAAAGTTATTACCAATCATAGCAGATGCCCAAGTAGCATACTTCTTTTTAGAACGCTCTCCATTAACAGTCTCAATCAAGTATGGTCCATTAGGATCATCATACTTAACATCCATCCCTTGATCTTTGGCTTGTTTTTGTAACCAAGCTTCAATATTAGTAAATGGTTCAGCTTTACGCATTTCTATAGAACCAAATGCTTCAGGTGTTAAATCAGCATTCTGAAGTTTGCTTAAACCGTTTTGAAGATACATCATACCAATGTTGTTGTACTTCTCACGCTCTTCTGGTTTAGCTGAATCTCTCCATGACATATATTTCTGCATCTCATTTTGGTAAGACTTAGTCATAGAAATATCTTGAACCATAAACTTGTTCTGCCAGAATGGAGAAAAGATTTGTTCTGCAGCATTAACATTCTCCATAAGAGATAGATCAGATGAAGAAAGTTTTGTCAACTGTTCTTGTGCATCTTTAATATACTGATCTCTTAAAGGAATAAGATTCTTATTAGAAAGAGGTGCGTTAAGCACTGAAGTATACGCAGATCTAACTCTACTAGCTCCCTGTTCAAACATAGATTGCTTCCTTTGAAGCATTCTATCATAGAAATTAAAGTCCGGTTTATATAAAGCCGGTTCAGGAATTGTTTCTGGTATATAAGGAAGGTATTGTGCCATAGTTTACATATATAATATACAATAAAATCTTTAAAGTTTAAAACTAAACCTTTAAAGTTTAATAACCATATCCATCATCATAACCAAATGGGTATGCACTTTGAGCCATAGGTGCTCTATTTGCATTCATATACTGAGCATTAATAGCTGCAGCATTAGAAGCTCTACCAGATTGAGCAACATTAGGAAATTTAAATCTTAAAAAATCTTTAATAGTAGCAGCATCATGCCCTTCATTTTTTAAATCAACAGCATATCTTCTCATAGCTGCTTCTGTTTGTTCAGATGGTGCATTACTTTGTCCAGTAATCATACTCATCCAGTTATTCTTATCTTTCCATTTAAGAGTTCCACCTTTTGGTCCTTCTTCTATTGAATAGTATGGATTAGTTTCATTAAGCATACCAAGCTTAGTCATTCTATCATACTCATTCATATCATATAGATCTCTGTTTCTAAGATCCATTCTCATAGCATTACGATAAGCTTTATCTTCTTGCTGTGAGTTAAATGCTAACTTATCTGCAGCGTCTGCTCTATAAGCCATCACCTTATTCATAATATCAGTTTGTAAAGGACTAAACTGATTAGCTACTCCTACGTTCATGTTTTGATATCTACCAATAGTGTTAGCTGCTTGTTCAGCACCCTGAGCATTTAACGCATTAGCTCTAGCAGAAAACTGCTGAGGATCCATTTGAGACATATAAGCAGCCATCATGTTACGTTGTGATGCACCTTCAGCTAACTCTCTATTAGGATCATAGAACGTAGGTTCTGGAATCATAGCATTAATAGTAGCAGCATAAGGAGTGTAACGTTTAGGAGGAACCATAAACTGTTTACCAAAGAATGGTCTACCACCTCCACCATTTCCTCCACCACCACCAGTAGTTGTTGTAGTAGTAGGAGTTTCTTCGTAAGTAATTTCATCCATTTTTTCCCATGCTTTTATACACTTAGTAGGATCATTAGGATCTGGTGTATAACCTTCAGGACAAGTTTTAGTTTCAGGTGTAGCAGGTGTAGTTGTAGGTTTAGTACCAGGTGTATACTTTGGCATTCTACCACGTAAAAGCTCATCTAACCCTTTTTGTTTTTCTCCATCTGAAGCATCTTTAAAACCTTGTTTGTTTAAAAAAGTACTATAACAATTAGGTCTAGCGTTCATATCAGCAACTGTGTACTTAAGATTAGCACATGGTCCACTACCACCTCTACTATTACCACCAGTTGGAATATTATATCCTGGAGTTAATGATCCTGGTGTACCACCAGCTATGGTACCTGGTGTACCAGGAGTTACAATAATATCTTTACTATCTTTACCAGATGTTGTTTTTCTCCATACATTACTATTACCTACACGCTTGTATCCTTCTTTTTCAAATTTAGCTATTTCTTCCTTCTTAACTTTTCTTGGAGTAGGTTCACCACCTTCTCTATAATAACCTTGATCACCACCATAAAAACCTCCCATCTCAGCAAGCTGTTGTCCCATACCTTCTGGTAATACAGACTTAGCTACATCAGGAATACCTTGAGGAAATCCTTTCATAGACTCTTGTACTAACGCAAGTCCACCAAGTTTCTTTTCATAGTTATCAATCATTCTTTCAGCTGTACGCTTAGACATCTTATCAGCATAAGGATCATCAAGAATAGCTCTATACTTATTAACATCATATTGCTTAGCTAAAGCAGCCGGAGTAAATTTCTGTTTAGTGTTTTCTGACTTACCAAACTTGGCAAGTACAGGTCCACCAATTTGTAACTTCTTAGTATCAGAATAGATAAAAGTACCTTCAGGAACATTTAGTGGTGTACCACCATTGGTGTGTCTTTCACCACCAATCTTCATGTGTTCCTTACGTCCATCATTGTTAAAGTCTCCATACGCTGTTTCACCAAGCTCAGCTTCTATATTAGCTTCAGCTCTATCAACAGGTTGAAGAGTGTTAGATACTGACTCATATGGATTTTGATTCATATCAGTGTATACATCTCTTTGTCCAAGATCTAGACCATAGTTTTTTTGACCACCATACGCCATAGATTCTGGAGCACTTTTAATTCTTACTTTATACTTTTTCATATTCTTATAGATATTACAAATTTATAGAAATTCTACTTCACCACCTGAAGCTAATATATTTTTTATCTCATCCTCTGTTAGTTCATAAATACCTCCAGATTCATATTGCATTACAAAACCTCCATTAGCAAATGACTTCATACTATTTAGTTTCTCATATGCTTGTTTACTTTCCCACTTAGCAAATTGCTTTATTAAGTTTTGACGTTCTGCTGGAGTAAGTTCTGATATAGCTTTATCTCCACCCATTGCTTTTACAATATCTGAGGTAGAGTTATTAGACTGATTTGGATTACCGCTAACCCACTTATTTCTAGCTTGAGATATAGTAAGATTAGAATAAGAAGGACCAAATAAAAGATCTTGAGCTGCTCTAATACCTGTTTCAAAGTCTGGAAACTTACTTACAAAACCTTGAGCATCTTTAGAACCTTTTACTCCACCGTAGTTAGAAGTAAACTCACCATGATGAATATTTAAAGGATTGTTATGTGACAAAGCTATATCTCCACCTGTATCTCCAGCTGTATTTCTATTAAAACTTACATGAACATGGTCTGTATGTGGACTTTTACCATCATAAGGTCTCCAAGAATTAGATACAGATGGATTCCATATCTGTTTGTTCCAAATAATATATTTAATATTTTTATCTTGAGCTTCTTTAATAAGTTTTTGAGCAATCTGCTCACCTTGATTAGAATCTTTTATACCAATATCTAAAGCGTCTCCAGTATTATGATCACTTACTGATTTCTTATGATTAGCATCACCCCATATACCCCAGTTTTTAACACCTGGAAACTGAGAAGAAACTTCTTCCCATGTTTGTTCTGCCACTGGGTTAGCACCAGAAGATTTCATAGGAGCTGGAGCAGCATTTTCAGAACCACCATAAGCTTCACCTGTAGCCATTGGACTCTGTAAAGGCATAGAGAAAGGAACTTGGTCAACTGGTAATGTTAACTCATCAGGTATAATACCTCCACCATATTGAGCCATTCTTGGTAAGAACTGACCAGTATACATACCTTTGTTTACAACATACTCATCAGGTCTAAACTCTCCAAATCTACTACCACTAACTACATAGTCTCCACGATTACCTGACATCTCACTAGGTACTTCAGGGAATAAAGAATCTGTAGCAGTAAAACGTCTTAATCTTTTATCAAAATCTTTTTTTCTTTTATAACTATTGATAAGCTCAGTACCAAAGTTTCCCCATGATGTTAACTTATCCATACCTTGAAAAGCTTTTTCTACAGGATCACCAATATTTTTACGATACCAACTAATTGGATCTGATGATGCAGGTTGTAATAAAGGATTAGGATCTCCACCACCACTATTAGGATCTGTTGAGTATTGTCTAATAGGTTCTCCAAAATCACCTGTAGTGGTAGTAGTACCATCAGCATTAACAGTAGTCACCTTTGGTAAAGGTGGTAAACCAGATTTACCTAATGAAAAAACACTATTTGAAAAACCTTGATTAGGTATAAAAGGAAAAGCTGAAGCAGCTGCTGGTAAAATCTGAGCAGGTGCATTTGTTACACTAGCTGTGGTATTATTTGATGCAGCTGTCGATTGTACAGGTGATTGAGTGAATGGTTTAAAAGTTAAACTAGGAAGTTTAGGAAAAGCAGCTTTTAAAGCACCTACCGTGTTAACATTTTGCAAACCAAGTTTTTGTCTACCAGAATTTAAAAACATTGAAGACTGATTCATAAGATCAGTATATCTAGGATCATTAGGATATATTAATTCACCATTATAACTCAAAGTAGTAGGAGCATTACTTTTCTGTTGCCCAACTTGAGCTTTAGGTAAACCTTTCCCTGTAATACGTATTTTCATTAGTCAATAATTTCAAAGTTATAACCACCTTGTTTTAACATCTGTAACTCTTCTGGTGTAACATCTAGTACATCACCTTCTACTAGACCACCCATTTGCTTAGCAAAGTTCCTAGCAAAGTTAGCTTTTTTCCTCATAGCAGGACTATATCTTCCTTCTGGTGCATTAAGTATTGCTGAAGCAGCTTCTTGTACTCCCATACCCATACGAGTAGCTTGAGCTTTAAATGTACCAGCTTTAGCAGGATCTAATTGTATACCACCGTATGCCATATTAGATAGGATCTGCTGCTGTACAAATTCAGGTAGAGCTTTAAAACCTGCATTGTTAGTACCACCTTTCTCATAAAAAGCATTACCACTAAAAGTAGTACCACCTTCTTTCCATGTAGCTCTAGCAAATGCTCTAAAGAAAGGGTTATTATCTAAGTTCTTTTTATGACGAGCATAGAATGCTTTCTTTCTTTCTGGATCTTTAGGATGCTGACCTAATTTAGAATCACCAAAGTATTTAACAACTCCACCAGGTCCTGTAACTTTATGTGTTTTACCCTTACGATCATTGCTTCTAGTTACAGTGTAACCACCTCTTGCCATCATTTCTTTTTCATCTTCTTGCTCATACTCCTCATCTTCCATTTCTTCACCTTGAGCTTCAGGATTATACATCATATAGTCTGCAATAGCATCAGCTGAATGATCCATTACAGCTAACTTAGAAGCAATCCATGGATCTAAGTTTTGTTCTGGTGACACAAACTGACGTAGTTTACTCATCTTATCAGCAACAGCAGACATTTGACCTAGTGCCATACCACCATTTGGTTCACCACCTTCAGCAAACATTCCTGTCATATAACCACCATATCTCATAGCAGCTTGCTGCATATCTGGTTGTTGCATACTACCTTGTTGTGAACCAGCTCCTTGTTGTACAGCTTGAGCCATTTGTTCAAAAGCTTTTTGCTGATCTTCTGGAGACATCTTTTGCAACTGTTGTAAAATCTGTTCAGGATTAACTTGGTTCATTTGAGCAAACTGCTGAATAACCATCATAATCTGATCTTGTTCTCCACCTTGCTGCATGTATTGATCTCCACCATACATCATTTCTGGAGCATATCCACCATAGGCATAACCATAATTATCCATTTGGTCTAGATTACCAGCTGCTGCAAAACGTGCACGAGCTATCTCAGGTGGCATCTTTTCTCCACCACCTCCCATTACTTCCATACCGTATTCAGCTTTACGCCATGTACCACCTTTAGACTTATACCACTTAGCAGCCCAACCATTAGCGTAAGCACTAGGGTAGACATCAAATTTTTGTTTAGCCATA